TTGGAAATGACCACTTCCCATCTTTGCTGAAAGAGAACTTTCCAATGAGTTTCAAGATCACTCATTTTTCGTTTCTCTTTTGAGTATATGTCTAGGTATTTTTGATGTACGTTTGGTATGTTTAAAGATTCGTTGTCCAAATCTGTATCATCAATGTGAGAGTCTTCCCCCCACATTTCCATAATTTCTTCAATTGTCATAATAACCTTAGTTATTCAATAAGTTTTTAACCTCATAATTAACATAACGGAATGATGCCGTTGCTTGAAAGTATTCTACATCTGCAACTGAACTATCGAAATCTAGTGCAGAAAGAGTAATAGGGAATGCATCATAAAAATGAAACTCCATTTGGGGGTTCATACCACTTGTCAATATTGTAAGAACAATAGTTGAAAATGCACCTCCTCTTGGATTCATTAAAGTATTGCCTTGAAGTTTTTTATATTTTTCATGACCTTCTGCAAGACCCATTGCAATAATTCTATCATAGATTTCAGTCCAGTTCTTTAAATGCTCATCAACGATAAACCGAACAGTTAATTCTTCAAATGAAACTTTATTTCCACCAAAAGGAACAGTTGCGTGTGGAGTGGGTACTTCCAAAGGATCAATAGAAACGCCAGGAATAGACGCAGCTTGACAAAACCAAGTTAAATTTGGAGAGTCTTCCATTGTCAGTCTGAAACTGATATTGGAAAGATAATTTAAATTGTCTGGTGTTTTGTTTGATGCAGCCATAGATTCCTTTATACTATTACTATTTATTCAACAGATTTTCAAACTCCACGTAATTTAGATGTTTTCCCACATGAAGTATGTTATTGTCGAATTCTTCCTCTATCCTCTTATGTTGTCTGAATAACTCTGTAGTATCATATTCTTCAGTCATTGGTTCGTTTCTTGTTGAAAGAATGATATTATCCGCAGTTCTATTTAAGTAGTAATCATACCCGATACAATAAATGTCCTCATTCGGATTTTGTAAACAGGCCAGTCTCATTGCTGCGGTTGCACTTGTATACGAGTCCTCCTCATCATCTCCCCACCATTCTAACTTTTCTGTTGGCTCGTTTGGATCTATCCAATAGATTACTGAAGTTTTCCCAGTTCCAAACATGACAAATTCATCTGTTCTTGGTTGTGTTTCTAAAACTTTTCCACCAGAAGGAAATGCCATCTTTAACATTTCATATTGCATTGAAGGAAAACGATCAAACATTTTGAAGTAACATTTGTTCTCTTTAGTGTAATCATCTCTACAAATATCCCATATCATTGGGCCCTCTTTACTGACCAAATGAGTTGGAGAATATTCCTTATACAGTTCATCACATCCGTATGTGGTGTGATTATTCAGATGTTTTAAATTAAAGACAGAACGAGATGTTCCATTTGATATAACTACGATCATATCTCTCACATGAAAATGACTACAAATAAAAAAAGGGAGAGGATTTCTCCCCTCCCTTTTGAATCCCTACAAATATGTAGGTCATGAATTACATGAGGTTCGAGATACGAACTTTCCTGTAGTATTCATTTGTGTTTGGCCCTGAAGCATTCAGGTTAGTTGCTGCCAAAGTACCATTACCAACTGTTGCACCTTCTGCGAATGGATTACCTACGATTCCATATCGTGTCTTAAATGCAATTCGTGGTTGGAAACTTGCACTATCAACCGCACGAACCATTTGCAATGGAACATATGGGCAATAGAATATACCAGCATCCATAGGTGAAGAACCTTTGTAACCAACACAGTAGTATTCTGCTGCGTTTGATGCTGCATAAGGATCAACAAATACTTTGTATCGACCATTAAGAACACCAGCAAAAGTTCCTGCTGCTTCATCAACATTCAGATTTGTGCTCATTGCTGGAGCATAATCCAAGATTCCTGCCATTTGAAGAGCAGAAGCGACATCTGAAGATGTCATGATGATGTTACCTTTACCTCTACGTGTTCCCTTTGCAATAGCATTGGCATCACGTTCAATTTGCATCATTAGACCCTTGAACTTTTCAACCATCCAACGTCCATTGGAGTCTGTGTCAAGGTCAAATATTCCAGCAGATGAAGTACCGACTGCGGCACCAATCTTTGCGTTGATGTAAATCTTACGAACAACCTCACGATTGATCTCAGCAAGAATTTCACCAGAAAGAATATTTGCAAGTTCTGCTTCTGCATCAAGTCCATGAACAGCACGCAAATCTTGTTGAAGTTCCATTGAATAAGAACCCTTGAGAGCTCTTGTTCCAGCGGCAATTGAAATTTTCTCGATGGAGAAGGACATTTCTTGTGAGATATCAGTCTCACCAGCATCTGTCTCCATTCCGACTGTGGATGAGTAAACGTTTGCAGAAACGTTTCCTGTTCCATCAGTATGTACTAACAAGCCAGGTACATTCTTGATGTCGCCTGTTCCTGTTGCAGCACCAGATGTCTTATCTTGTGTTGCATGACCCGCTTCGTTGTAGAATAGTTCGTCACCAGTTTGTGAGTCCATTCTTGCACGTAATGCGAAAATCAGTCCTGTTGGGCCTGACATTGGTTGAACACCACAAACATCATAAGCGATGAGTTGAGGCATTGCACGTCGCACCATACTGATCAAAACTGGATCAGCAAAGTCAATGCTTGCATGAGTTGGGTTTCCTGCACCACCAGCAAAGTCAGCAGCTGTTGTGAGCCCCATGTCAGTAACTGGCGCGGCTTCTGTCAACATTCCACCTTTTTTGTCAAGTGCAGCTTGTGCTTCTACGTTTTCTAAACAAATCGCGGTAACAGCTCTACGATGTGCATCCTTGATCTCAGGAAGATCGGGATGATCCAGAACTGGAGCCCACTTTTTGTTTATATTTTCTTGAAGTTGCATTTTCTAAACTCCTTAAAATTGTTTAAAGTTATTATTTACGAGCAATAGCTTTGCTATATGCTTCCATGATGCTATTCATCTTAGGATCAGAAACTTCTTCTCCATCAGATGCATCTACTTGTTCAACGTTTTCATCCTGTTTTTTGTTGTCAGGGAAATAACTCTCCTTGATTGTTTTCACTTTTTCCTCAAAATTTTCGGAATCATCTTCGTAAGAAACACCTTCTACAAGTGACTTCATCTTTTCAGATTGTGTGTCTGCAAGGTCATTGCAAACTTCTTCTAGAATCTTGTCTTTACGATATTCGTTGAGTTCAGATTTAATTTTAATATTATCTTGAACTTTGTCATTAAGTTGTCCTTCTAAGTCTTCAACTTTGTCGAACAGATTTTCTACAATGTCAACCTTTTCATCAGGCACTTCAATGTAGTGTTCTTTGAAGAGATCTTTCAGACCACCCATGAATTCTTCTGTGATTTCGCTTCTTAAAGAACTCTCAAGTGCAAGCTCATTCTCTTTCATCCACTCTTCAACTACGTAGTTGAGGTATCCGTCAACTTTGTCAGTCAACTCGTCACGGAATGAAACGATTTCTTCTTGCAATTCTGATTGATATTCTTTTTCCATATCTTCAACTTTTGAACTTGCGATTTCCATCACTTTTTGATGAACTGCAGCTTCGAAAATTGTTGATGCTTTGGTTTTGAATTCTTCAGAAAGTTCTTCGCCTTCAACTAATGCATCGATATCTTCTTTGACATTAATTTCTGGTACAGCGACTTTAATTTTCTTTTTCTTTTTACCTACTGCAACCTTATCACCTTCTGGTGAGGCATCATCTACTGTTTCTCCACCAAGATCTTCGGCTTCGATAACATCCATTAGGTCTTTGAAACGCTTAGAAACATCTTCCTTTTTGAGTCCATTAACTTTATCAAAAAGTGCGGAAATCATTGCAGTTTTAGTAGTAGGAACTTTTACTTCCTCCTTCTTCACTTGCTCGTCTTCCTCTTCTTCATCGTCATCATCTTCACCTTCTTCATCGTCATCTTCTTTGACTTTTGCTTTAGGTGCTTCTGCTACGACTTCTTGAGTCTCTTCTGTTTCTTCGATTTGTTCTGGAGCTTCAACAAGTTCCTCTTGCTCAGTTTGTTCCAGAATTTCTTCTTGAGTTGTATTTTCCATAGAACTTGGTACTCCTAAATTATGGTATATTCTGTGTACATACGTTATACTGTTAATATTTATAAAATCACAACTTTGACAATAAATTTTTGAACTCGTTTAATTTCACTTCCTCGAGCTTTTTGGAAGGAGCATTTAGAATATTATTCTTTGCTCGTTCAACATCTTGTGCTTTCAACAAACCATTATCCCAAACCCATTCTACTCCTTCCATAATGCCTTCAACGAAAGCGTTAGGTGCAGATGGATCTGCGACAATATCTGCAGCGGTTGCAAGATAGAAGTCATTTTGCACAACTTGTGCATTCTTTTCGTCTGCTTTTAATGTTCCCATACCTCTTGAGGAAACACCTAGCCTAGCACCCTCATCGATAAGATTCTTAACAATCATACCATTTGGTGTGCCTAAAATCTTTGCCCGACCTACGAAATTCTTACCTTCTTTTCTTAAATCGGTAATCATGTGCGATGCACGATCTAAATTGACAGTTGGGCCGTCTGGATGTCCTAATTCTCCAAATGCACGTTTTGGTTCAACGTACTCTTTAACATAACGATCTACTTCTTTTTCAAGGACAGGCAACGGATAAATTCTGCCGTTTTTGTTCTTACGTTCTGACTGCATGAAGATACCTTCAATGAAGTATTGTTTGGCTTTTCCTGCACCTTCGTCAATCAGTTCGTATTCTACTGTTTCTGTAAGTTCGCAAATTAGTTTCATTTTACCTACCTTACGTTATCGAATGCAAAATCCAAGATTTTCAAGAACGACTTTGTGTCTTTGTTCATGTTGTCTCGCATTTTTTTCTTGTTAGTACTATTTAGAGAGTCTAAAGTCTTTAATATAGTAGAAGCAGCATCTGGATCTATTGGTACAGATGTGCCTGATTTAAATTTTATGTCTGCTTCTCGTTTCTTTTTAACTACTGCTCGTAATTGTTTTTCAACATCTTCCTCAAGAGGCAGTTTTGGCATTTTACCTATAAGTATATTGTCATCCTGTTCTACAGGAGTTTCTAAAATACCTCTGAGTTGTTTAAGTGTTTTCATTAAGTTCCAGAAGAAGCTACTTTAGTGTATGTTCCGTTAGTTACATTTGCCAATATAAATTGATCTGTATCTTTGTGTATTACTGTAACTGCACCGGCAGGCAAAGTGATAGAACCAACAACAGTTCCGTCTGTTTGTCCTTCTGTTCCATCAGAATCTACAACACTTATGATTGAGATTGCTGATGTATAAACTGCAACCGCAGTTGCACCACCTAATCCTAAATTTGTAGCAGTTGTGGCAGTCTTTGCTGCTAATAGTTTCATTGTACCTCCGCTGTTTCTGATGGTGGTTCTTCTACTTTAGTTGGTTCTTGTGTAGCAACAGGCTCTTCGACTGAAGGTTCTTGTTCTACCTTATCTGCAAACATTCTGGCAGAAACATCTTGTTTTCGTGTATCTATTGCACTTGTTACT